CTCTTTTCAGCTACAGCGCGGCGGGCATCGAGGACACCCTGACAGCGGGCGCTGGCGGCACACAGGCTTCCGGATCGTTTGCCCTATCGGCCACCAAGTCGGTTCACCGGTTTACCATCGTGGCAAACGCCGCGGATTCGGCGATCCTTCCGGCGGCTACGGGCTCCGGCAAGACGCACGTGGTGATCAACGACGATCTTTCCGGCGCAACTTCCATGCAGCTTTACGCTGCGGCCACGGAGACCATCGATGGCATCACGAGCACGACCGGTGTGGCTATCGCCGCGACGAAGCGGCGTATCCTGATCGACATCGCCGCGGGCAAGTGGGTTTCGGTACTCGGCGCGTAATTCCCCCAATCACTTAACAGAAGGAGACACTCATGTCCGCATCCCCCATGGTCTATGGAGACATCACACCCCGGACCGCTGCCCACGCCGTCGCGAAAATGCTGGCTCGCGGCGTCCCCTACCTCGTCCTCGAAAAGTTCGGCCAGACCTATGTCATGCCGAACAAGAGCACGAAGGTCGCCAAGTTCCGCCGGTACAATTCGCTGCCGTTCGCGCTGACCCCGCTCGTCGAAGGTGTGACGCCCGCCGGTAGCCGCGTGACGGTCACCGACGTTTCCGTGACCCTTCAGCAGTACGGCGACTTCGTTCCGTTCTCGGACGTGATCGAAGACACCCACGAGGACCCGTTTCTCCAGCAACTGACAGAAGTTCTCGGCGAACAAGCCGCCCAGACCGTCGAGACGCTGCGCTTCAACGTGATCAAGGCGGGCACCAACGTCTTCCTCGCGAACGGTTCGCTCCGTACCGATGTGAACACCCCGCTGACGCTGGCACTCCAGCGCAAGGCGACCCGTGCCCTCAAGCGCCAGAACGCGAAGATGATCACCTCCGTCGTCAAGTCCACACCGGACTTCCGCACGGAGCCCGTCGAAGCGGCCTTCATCGGTCTGGTTCACCCGGACGTGGAGAACGACATCCGCAACATCACCGGCTTCATCCCGACCAAGCAGTACGGGACGGTGACACCGTTCGCCAACGAAGTCGGCGCGGTCGAAGACGTGCGCTACCTGCGCTCGACGATTTTCACCTCGTTCGCCAACGCTGGCGGTGCGGCCGGTGCCATGATCTCAACCGGCAGTTCCCTCGCCGACGTGTATCCGGTGCTGTATCTCGCCAAGGATGCCTACGGGATCGTCCCGCTCAAGGGCAAGGACAGCCTCGCGATCATGGTCGTGAACCCGAAGCCCGCCGCGGGCGACCCCCTCGGTCAGCGTGGTACGGCCGGTTGGAAGACCATGCAGAACTCGGTCATCCTCAACGACGCGTGGATGGTTCGCGCCGAAGTGGCCGCGACGAACTAATCGGTGACGCCGGGGTGTTAATCCCCGGCTGCTGATCCAACCCCATTCAGAAAAGGAGACGCGCATGACAATCACAGCTACCCAGTTTCAAACCCAAGGCATCGTCAAGCGTGCCCAAGGGAGTCACTTCGACGACGCAGGCACTCCCGGCGCGCTCGTCATCACCCTCGGCTTCCTGCCGACGTATTTCCAGTGGGTCAACGAGACCGACCGGATCACAGCGGAGAAGTACGAAGGCATGGTCGATGCCAATACCCTCCTGACCGTGGCCGCAGGCACGCGTACTCTGGACACCGGTTCGATCATCGTGATCGCTTCGGCTACCGGCAACCGTGATGGCGGATCGGGCACACCGGACGCAACCAACGCGGGCGTCGTGAACAACGTCGCTTATCCCGGCCCGAGCACGATCATCAACGACACGAAGACCGTGATCCCCGGTGCCGAGCCTCTGTTCACCGTGACCATCGCGACGGGCTCGAACCTGCAAAACAAGCAGTATCGCTGGGTCGCCGTCGCCTAATCGGCGGTTCGTGACCTACAAGACCCCGCGTTCGGCGCACGTCGGCGCGGGGTCTTTTTTCAAGGGAGGTATGATATGATGGGCGATTACGTCATCCGGATCAAACCGCTGGAGAATGGCTTCATGGTCGAAGTTCCCGACATGGAGGAGATCAAGAAGAAACAAGCCGAGGCAGCGAAGTCCAAAAATGGACCGAGCATGCCGTACATCGGCGATTGCACCGAGAGCTATGCCGCCAAGAGCGTCGCCGAGGTATTGAAGCTGGTGAAGACAGCACTCTCCCAGCTTCCCGAGCATGATTACGCCGCAGCCTTCGAGGAGGCGGTGACCAAGGGTACCTAGTAGGCCAACTTAACAGAAGGAGGGGGAAATGAACACAGAAGCGAATGCCGGTGCAGCCGGTGGCATCAATGAAGTGGAACTGACCGTCCCACAACTGATGGAACGGATCAGGGTTCTGGAGACGGAGAAAAAGCAGCGCGATGCTGCGCAACTTCTCGACCAGCACCGCAACAGCGCGAACGAATCGCGCTCGAAGGGCAGGGAGCGTTTCGCGATCCTGATCGACGAAGCACGTGACCCCAACGAAGTCGATCCGGTACCGGTGCAGGTCAACGGCCGCATGTACCAGATCAAGCGTGGCAAGGTCGTCGAGGTGCCGGAGGAAGTCGTCGATGTCCTGCGCAATGCCGTCGAGGAACGTCCTATCATCAAGCTGGACACCTTCGGCAACCCGGCCGGGTATGAAGGCTGGCGCAAAGCCCGCCGATTCCCGTTCCAGATTTTCGGCAAGACGGTGGATGAAGCAGGCGCGCGGGTCGAACCGCAGCCGAACATCCCGGTGACGGAGACGATCTAGTACATGAAAACCTCTGAGCTACTGGAGCACATCTCGGGTCCGATGCTCGACGACCGCGCTGACCTTCTGGAAGGCGCGAGCGATGAGCTATTTTCGGACGAGGTAGTGCTCCGGTATCTCAATGAGGCCGAACGCAAGCTCGCGCGGGATGCGTGGGTGATCGAGGATTTGACGACGCCCACCGTCACGCAGATTCAGTTGCAGGAGAACGTCAACAACTACGCTTTCCACAAGTCGATCCTGTTCGTGAAGGCCGTGCGCCTGAGCGACAGCGATATCGATCTGGTCCGGGTCGGCTACAACGACAACCGCATCTATCCCGATACGCAGTTGATGGACCCGGACTTCTGGGACATCAACACGCTAATGATCGAGACGCCCGGTCGTCCGCAGCGGTTCTCTACCGATCTGGGCACGCGCATCATTCGCATCCGTCGCAAGCCGGATACTCCGTCCGCGGTGCTCAAGTTGATGTTGTCGGTTGTGCGCCTGCCGCTCGTGCCGATGACATTGGACGCCCCGGACAAGGAGCCCGAGGTTCCCGAGGAGCACCATCTCGAACTGGCGAAGTTCGCCGCGGGCTCGTGCATGGCGAATACTGCTGACATCGATGCTGGGCTGCGCAAGCTCGGCAAGGAATGGGTCGCCGAGTTCAACGAGCGTTGCGCCATCGCCAAACGCGACCGCGAGCGTCGTCAGCAGTCCATGCCGCAGTTCCGTTTCCAAGGGTGGGGCCGAGGCACGGAAGATGGCTACTACTAACGAAGACAAGGACGTATTCACGTTCGACAAGTTCCTCGGCCTTCGTAACACGGTGGGTATCGAGAGCTTCGATCCGGGCGATCTCGCCGTTGCTTTAAACGTCGATCAGACCGATGCCTTCCGCCTCCGCCGCCGCAAGGGCTATGAAGTCACGACCATCGTGACGCCTCGGCATTCTCTCTGGAGCAACGGGATGACCGTGCTACAGATCGGTGGCAGCAATCTCATCCAAGTCATGCCAGACCTTACCGAGCGCGTGCTTCGGTCTGACCTTACGCTCGATCAGCGCATGTACTACGCCTCCGTCGGGCCCCGTGTGTTCTTCTCCAACGGCACCGAGACCGGCGTGGTACAAGATGGCGTTGCGCGAGCATGGGGTCTACCGGTACCTGCTAAACTGCCGTTCGTTGCTGTGATCGGCGGGAGCTTGCCTGCCGGAATCTATCAGTACACCGTGACCTACGTGCGCGCTGATGGTCAAGAATCGGGCGCTCCGGGCACAGGCGGCTTCGAATTGCTGGCTCGCGGCGGGCTCAAGTTTGTGGACCTACCCGTCCCGCCCAGTTCTGAGGTAGCATTTAAACGACTATACGTCACTTCGGTCAACGGTGACCAGCCGTTCGCCCTGTTCAATCTGCCGGTGAATGCCACCACCGCGACCTACGATGAGCCCCGCACTGGCACGCTGCCGCTTGCGACCCAGTTCCTGAGCCCCGCCCTGCCCAGCCGGTTGATCGCTCAGTTCGCCGGGCACATCCTACTCGCCCGCGGCAACACGTTGTATCGTAGCGAGCCCTACGCACCGGAGCTATTCGATCTGCGCAAGGGCTTGCCGTTTCCCGAGCGTATAACCCTTGTCGCCCCCATGGACGACGGAGTATACTTAGGGACGGAATCAGAGGTAGTTTGGCTCGATGGGCGCGACCCGTCGAAGTGGTCCCGTGTCACAAAGTCCGTGCATGGCGCGATCCTTGGAACCGCGGCCTATGGCCCAGCCGACGATCTCGCCGAAGGCCAACAAGGACAGGTTGTATTCTTCGTTACCACCAAGGGGATTGTCGCCGGGCTTAACGGCGGCTCGCTGGTCAGCTTGACCGAGGAGCGGTTTGCCTTCCCGGTTATGCAGGAAGGTTCAGCGATTGTGCGTCACCATGGCGGAACCATTCAGTACGTCGTGACGCTACGTGGAACCGAAGGCTTCACGAACGCAGCGTTTTAACGACATATCTAACAAAAGGAGATCGACATGAGCTTGGGCCTTTCCACAGGACTTCGCAATTTTCTTCTCGAAGGCGGTGCACTGAAGCAAGCCTTCGCCAACAGCCGCATTCAGGTTTACACGGGCAGTAAGCCCGCCAGCCCGGACGCGGCTATCGCTGGAACTCTCCTCGCCACCATCACGTTGAACGCGGGTGTCTTCACCCCGGAGGTTCAGGCGGTGGGTAGCGTCGCGCTAACCGGCGGCGGCGCAGGTTCAGTCAACACGATCACGGTGGATGCCATTTCTATCCTGCCCGCCGCAGTGCCTTTCAATGGCACGCTGGCACAGACGGCGCTTGACGTAATCTCGGCGATCAACGACAACTCGAAGAACACCAAGTTCGTCGCATCATTCACGCTGCCCGCAACCATCACGCTGACCGCAAAGCCCGGACTGGGCACGCAGGGCAATGGCGTTGTGGTCTCCACGGTCACCACGATCACCAAGACGGACACGGACCTTACCGGCGGCACAGATGCTGCGAATGGCCTGACGTTCGATGACGCATCCGGCGGTGTTATCTCGAAGCCCGCAACCACGGTCTGGTCGGGTATCGCTGCGCAAACGGGTACCGCTGGCTGGTTCCGTATGCTCGGTTCGGTAGCCGATGCTGGCGTGGCCGATAGCGCCGAGACCTTCATCCGTCTCGATGGCACGGTCGCGACTTCCGGCGCTGACCTGAACATGTCGAACACCAACTTCGTGGCGGGCGCGACGCAAACGCTGTCCACGTTCTCGTTCACGATGCCCGCGGCCTAAGCGCCCCGACTGTAAAAGGGAGAAACCAACATGGCTCTGCGACTTTCCGCTGCTCTGCGCAACTCTGTACTCAAAGGCCGCGCCTTCAAGTATGCGATGTCCAACTGCGTGCTGAAGATTTACACAGGTGCACAACCCGCGACCGCCGACGCTGCCCCGACGGGCACGCTGCTTTGCACCTATTCCAGTTCATCGGGCGCGCTTACGCGTGAGGTGCTGTCAGTTGGATCACTGACGTTGAGCGGTACTTCGGGTTCGGCGAATACCTTTACCCTCAACGGTATCGAGATCATGGGAAGCGTCGTGGCTTCGGACGGTACGGTCGCCGGTACGGCCACCTTGGTCGCGAAGGCGATCAATGATAACCCGAAGAACACCTACGTCACCGCCTCGACTACCGGCTCGACGGGAGTTATTACATTGACCGCCAAGCCGGGCTTCGGATCGTTGCCGAACACTTGGGTTCCCGCGGGTACCGGCACAACTATCTCCTTTGGCTCGGCATCCAATATGGCGGGCGGGGTCACGGCAGTCAATGGTTTGCTCTGGGGCGATGTTGCTGCGGGGATTATCTCCAAAGTGGCCTCGCAGACATGGACGGGAGTGTCAGTCGCTACTGGCACGGCAGGCTGGTTCCGGTTCGAGGCCGCGGTCTCGGATGCGGGCGCGCTTGATTCGACCGAATCGGTTCTGCGTATGGACGGTGCGATCTCCACCTCCGGCGCGGAATTGAATCTCTCGACGACCTCCATTGCAAACGGGGCAACGCAGACCATCGACACGTTCACCGTTACGCTCCCGACCTCATAAAAGGGTCGATTCCTCCCATGAGAATCCCCACACTTAACAGTGTGGGGATCATATCTTTGGAGCACCTGTAATGGCCGTCACATTCGACCCCGCAAATAAGAGCGCAAGGATTACCCTTTCAAACGGGAATCTTACTGCTACTGCGGACGGTAGTGGAGTCCCGCAAGCAGTTCGCACCACCCTTCAGAAAACCTCTGGTAAGTGGTACGCCGAGCTTACCATCGCTACAAGTGTCACTCTTGTTCGTCTGGGTATCTGTAATCCCTCTGCGAGCATGACTGCTTCGTTGGGCGGGACTACCGATGCCTATGTTTACAACGCAGACGGTACCAAAGCCAATGGCGCGGGCAATGTTAGCTATGGCGCGTCGTATAGTACCGCAAATACTATTGGCATTGCAATGGATTTGGATGCCGGTCAGATCACATTTTACAAGGATAATGTTAGCCAAGGAGTAGCTTTTACTGGTATTACCAGTGCTAGCGGATGGATGTTCGGCTATAGTTGCAATGGAGCCGTTGCAGCCGCAGTTACCATCAATAATGGTGCGACTGCCTTTACATTTACTCCCCCCGCCGGTTTTGCTGGTATGGATGCACCGCCCGCAGCGAGCCATGGGAATGCCGCGGTTTCTCTTAATGCGATGACGGCTAGTGGTTTCCGTCTCGCCGCTGGTGCAGTTACCCTACCTGCCTTTACTGCTGTTGGCGGACATAATGGTCTCGGTGCAGGTATCATGCAAGCCCTCACAGCCGCGGCCAGTGGGGGTCCGCTTCCTTTCGGTATCGTATCGTTCTTGCCGATAACGGGTAATGGTACGGGGCATTCTGCCGCCTATTCGCTCTCAGTAATGGAGCCGCTGACGGCCTCTGGACATGGGGTTGTCTCGGGAATTATCGGTCTTGATGCCGCGCTCCCCATCATTACTATGTCCACAACTGGCTTTGGCGGATTAGACGGTGCGCTCAACGATACGCTCCCGATGCTCCAGTTGCAGGCAAGTACCACCGGGGCGAATCTCGGTCTTCCCCTACTGACCGCCGATGGGTTCCTTATCGGCGGGTCCGTATCCGATGGCCTCGCGGCACTTCCGCGCCTCACCCTCTCGGCCATTGCGAGTTTGAATGTCCCGGCCGCTGCCGGACTGACGCTGCCTCTCCTGCGGCTTAGCACCACGGGCTTTAGCGAGAGTCTCGGTACCTTGCTGCTCGACTTGCCGAAGATGTACCTCACGTCTTCGGGTTTCATCGGGAACTCCCTGCGCCTGTCCAAGCCGCTACCGTTGATCACGCTGAATGCGGTCGGGTATGGTCCTTACGTGGGCACCGCGGACCTGTCTCTATTCGCCCCGATCCTGACTGCCGATGGCATCTCCCAGATCGCCGCAGCCGTCCGGACATGGGTCTTGAATGTACGGAAGAAGGGGCTCACCGAGTACAGCAATTTCGACTTCAATAGCTACGCCGAGTATCAGGACCTCGTGCTCGCGGCCGGGGACGCTGGCTTGGTGAAGTTGACGGCGGCAGATAAGGATGCGACCGCCAGCATTGACGCGATGGTTCGCACAGGCGCAGAGAGCTTCGGCACGAGCTACAACAAGCGCGTGCCGCGCATCTACGCTGGCTACTCGACGACCGGTGACGTGCACTTCTCGACCTATACCTCGCAGGACGGGAAGCGGATGTATCTGCTTCCGTGGAACAACATCACAGGCGTACAGCAGCGCCGCGTCCCCGTCGGCCGCGGGCCCAAGTCGCCCTACTGGCAGTTCGGAGTCGAGAACGTCGGTGGCGCGGACTTTCTCCTCGAACACGTGCAGGTCTACCCGGAAAAGACGTACCGCCGGGTGGTATAATGGGAGACTACCATGGCCGTTCCTGAGATCATCGCGAGTCAGCAAGCCTACGTCACCGATTGGGTGGTGCAGGCCAACGCGTTCATCAATCAGGTCGCTAACCTCGCGAATCAGGACTTCCCGGTTACCGTGCCCGCTGATTTGGGCTACGGTCGTTCTGGCATTACCGATTCGGCGAAGTCCGAACTCGACGGCCAGCGTCCTACCCGGCCCACGATTCCCGGCATCACGGTCACTGCTCCCGACGCACCGACGTTCGACTTTACCGCCGTCGTGCCGGTTGCCGTGCTGGACTTCCTCAAGTCCGCCCCGGTCCTGAGTCTGCCGAGCGCGCCGAGCGCCGTGCTGCCGCCCGCGCCCACTCCTCCGCTGATCACCGATCCCGTGATCCCCGAGGCTCCGGTAGTGACGATCCCGGCCTCGCCTAGCGTGACGATGCCGAACCTGCCGACAGCGCCGACGATTCAACTGCCGTTCTTCAATGCTAATCTGCCGGTGGATGATCTCGTCGCACCGACGGATACGTTTCAGTTCGCCGAGGCAGTTTACGAATCGGCTCTCCTCGACGCGACGAAGGCCAAGCTGCTCAATGACATTCTGAATGGCGGGTACGGCATCGATATCACTGACGAGCTTGCCATGTGGGAGCGCGCCCGGTCGCGCGAGTTCGACACGGCCGAACAAGCGGTCGATCAACTGATCCAGTTCCACGCTCAGCGCGGCTTCCCGCTCCTGCCCGGCGACCTGTCAATCGCGGTCGAGCGCGCACAGCAGGACCTGTCCGACAAGGTATCGAGTATCAATCGCGACATCGCGATCAAGCGCGCCGATCTGTTCGTACAGAACCGGCAGTTCACGATCCGCGAGTCCAAAGAACTGGAAGCCATCCTCATCAACTTCCACAACTCCATCATGGAGCGGGCGCTTAACGCGTCCAAGGCTGTGCTGGAGTTCTCGATCCAAGTCTTCAACGCGCTCGTCGCGCGCTACAATGCGCGGGTACAGTCGTACCAAGCCGAGGCACAGGTCTTCGAACTGAAGACACGCGCTGCCCTCACGCAGATCGAGATTTTCAAGGCCCAGATCGATGCAGCCCGGCTCGACGTAGAGGTTCAGCGCGCCGCCATCGACGCATACAACGCGCAGATCGCTGGCATCCAAGCGGTCGTCGGCATCTACCGCACGCGCATGGAAGCGGCATCGATCCAAGCCGGGATCGAACGTCTCCGTCTGGATGCCTTCCGAGGGCTTGTGGACGCTTACGCCCAACAGGTGCAGGCGAAGGTCGCCGAGTTCAACATGTACAAGGCCCAGATCGAAGGCGAGACGGCCAAGATCACTGCCTTCGAGGCCGAGGTTAGTGCCTACAACGCGCAGGTTCAGGGCTCGAAGGTCAAGGCTGACGTGCAGGTTGCGAATTTAAACGCCGAAACCGAGCAGGCCCGTACCCGTCTGGCGGGGTATCAGGCCCAGATCGAGCAATTCCGGGCGACACTTACCTCGCAGGTCGCCGTGCTGAATGCTACCATTGACACATACAAGGCGGATATCTCTGCCTTCGCAACGTCGGTGGATGCGCTGAAGTCCGCGTTCCAGTTGCAGGTTCAGGAACTTGGCTCGAACATCACGTGGAACACGAAGGCCGCGGAGATCAATCTGGAGTCCGCGCGAGTGAAACTCGAAGCACTGGTGCGGAGCGCCGATGTGCGGCTCCACGCTTCGGAGTTTGGCTCGAACTTCTACAAGAGCATCGTCGAAGCTACGCTGGGGTCGATCACGACTCTGGCCGCAGAGATCACGAATTCGTAAGGAGGAGACATGGTTGTCAATCCGGACGGCACAGTTCAGTTCGAGGGCGATGTCACGAAGCTCATGCGCGGCGCTAACGCGGCTGCGCCCGGCGCTGATCTCGCTGCGGCCAATCGCGCGGCACGTGTCGCGAAGTACGGTGCCGACGCTGTGACCGGCATGGAGGCAGCGGGCTCGCGCTTCGGCGGTGCCTCCGGTGCCGCTACAACTCCGGCCATCTCCACACCGACCGCTACCAATCCTGCTCCTGTTGCCACCGCTGCTGCCGAGAGCGGGCTGACCTTCGGGCAACGGGCCCTTCGTGCGCTGCGAGTCGGAGGCCGCGCCCTCGGCGCAGTCGGCATCGGCCTGACCGCGGCGCAATCTGCGGGGAAGACCTATGAGACTCCCACCGAGGACTACGAGAAACGATTCGGCATCGGTCCGTCGAACCTTGATTCTCCGGGGCTCCGTTTTGCGCGCGATCTTGGTGTTCGGTCTGCTGGCGCTCTGGTGGACCTCGGGAATACCCTTAATCCTTTTGCCAGTACCGGTCACGCGCTTGCTCCGAATGGCGGTGCTAACGCTGCCGCCGCACCGACTGCCGCACCGTCCACGAGCATCCCGGCGGGCGTCACGGCTTACGGGGCCCCGGCGTTGGCCCCGCAAGAAGTACAAGACTTGGTCAACGGCAAGAAGCCGATCCCCGCTCTCGGGACTGGCGGTGCCGTGAACACGCGCACGGGCCGCACATTGGCGTTCAATACCGGCGTCCCCGCCGCTGCCGCTGCACCGGTCGATCAGACGGGCGAGACGACACCCTCGACCAGTCTGCCGGTCCTCGGTACCAAAGGCGGCATTTTCAACAGCCTCGCCAAGTTCTCCGGCGAGGTCGCAGCACAGCGCGGCGCGACGGCTGCTTCCGGACAATCTTTCAATCGCTATCTGAAGACGGCTGGGGTCGAAACTAAGCGGCAGGAAGCGCAAGCTCGTGGGCTCGCAGCAACCGGAACATATCTGCGCGGCGCGGCTGCGGTTGCCGATGCCGGAGACAAGAACAAGAAGGTGACCGTGGATGCCATGGGCAACCCGGTGATCGTGGACACCAAGAACCAGACGGCGCTCGCGCCGAAGGTCAACCAGCCGGTGACAGAGGCCGATATTACTGCCACAATGAAGGCCAACAAGATGTCCCGTGAAGCAGTTCTCGCGCGTCTACGCGCAGAAGGGCGAATGAACTAACATGGCAGGCAACGACCTGTTTGCATCGAGCGTAGGTCTCGATGCAAGCAAACCGGTAGCCGGTACCGATCTCTTTTTAGACCCCAACGCGCCCGGTCCTTTCAAGCGTGGTCTAAAGTCTGGACTGTCCGACCTGAAAAGCACGGCGGGCGGCGCGCTCGCGCTCGCAGGTGACGTGTCCGGCATCCAGTCACTTCAGGACTACGGGCTCGATGTGGCTCGAAATGCGCAGGCTGAATCCGCTAAGACCGGTATGCGTGCCGAGGATGTTCATGGCGTCGGCGAAGGCATCGACTATGCCAAGTACGGCGCAGGTTATCTCGTCCCCCAACTCGCTATCGCTCTCACGACCGGTCTTCTCGGCCGCAGTGGTGGTGCGCTTGCCGCCCGCGGTCTGGCCGATCCGGCTAAGGCTCTTATCGCGAAGAATGCTGGCATGGTGGGCGGCCTCGCAGCCTCCTCGATTGCGCAAGAAGCTGGTTCTATCTATCCAGACGCCGTTGATGCTGGTCTTCCCGATGCCGCTGCTCGGTCGGTCGTAGGCGGCACGCTCGCCGGTTCCTTGGACGTTGTCCCCGAATTGCTCGCCGCTAAGATGCTTGGCATGTTCGGCCGCAAGGCGCTGAATCCGGCGAAGGGTCTCACGGAGATACTGAAGGGCGGAGCGAAGGGCGCGGCGGCGGGAATCGCGGTCGAGGGCGGCACGGAACTGGCACAGACGGGTATCGAGCGCGTCGCTGCCGGTCAGCCGCTTACTGACGAAGAAGCCCAGAGCGACTATCTGAACTCTGCACTTCTCGGCGCTATCGGCGGCGGACTCGTTGGGGGCCCTGTCGGTGCCGCCCAGCACTTCGGTCACGCTGCTCCGGCCTCTGCTGCCGCGCCCGCGCCGGTTGCGACTGCACAGGCTCCGGTCGAACCCGCGCCCGTCCAGCCGACGCCGGATACAAGTGCCACGGGCTCACCGTTTGAAGAATTTAACCCTGCGGACCTGCGCATGGTGTACGACTTCAACCATGTCACCACGACCGGCGCGGAAGATCATCCCATCACGAGCCCGCTGGATCAGGTCAACGCGCATATCGACGAGGTGAATGGCCGTATCTCCGCACTCACGGAGGAGAAGGCAGACGCGAAGACAGGCCGCACGAAGCAAGCCATCGCGAAGGATCGCCTCGCCGCTCAAGCGGACTTGGCTACGCTCACGCAGAAGGCATCCAATCTCAAGACGCTGGAGGAGACGCCGGACTACCAGCCGAAGGCACGCACTATCGATCCGACGATCATCGGCGAAGGGACGCCTGAAGTTCAGGTGCAGAAGATCATCACCCCGCAGGAGGACGAAATTCTGCGGTTAGCAGAGAAGGAGGACATCAATGCCGCTCGACAAGGGAACTTCAAAACAAGCATTCAGCAACAACGTAGCAGCGGAGAAGAACGCGGGCAAGCCGCTCAATCAGGCGCTGGCAATCGCGTACTCAGTGAAGCGCAAGGCGGCAGGACAGCAGGGCGCGCGAGCAGCTTCGAAGGTCAAGTCGGCCTAATCAAGAGGGGCCGCGGCCTCCTGCTTAGCGAGGCGGAGGCAAAGGCTGTTCGCGAATTCGAGCGTACCGCCCCGGCCGTCGCTACTTCGGTCGGCGGCAAGCCGCGCTCAGTGGCCCGCGAGCAGACTTCACAGAGCCGACAAGAGAACTTCGTCAACGCCTACTCGCAAGGCGTGGACAATGTGGTCGGCAATCTGGTGCAGACCGGCGCATTTTCGCCCGAGACTGCTACCAGTATCGGCACTGCGCTCAAGCGCGCGGTCGAGTCTTCGCTGGCTAAGCCTGACGCCCCGGCGGCGACCGAGCACTTCAATACCGAGTTCGCCAAGGCACTCAAGGGCAAACTCCCGGCGCAGGACATCGAGACGTTCCGCAATGATCTGACACAGCACGTCTCGGCCGCGCTGACGCCTGAGATCGCCGAGCCCGGCACGAAGCCGTTGCGCTCGACGAAGCCCGTCAAGGCCGCGGCTGGCCTGCCGAAGACCGCCGCCCAGCAGACCCTGTTCAATAAGGGCGCAGTTGCGCCGACGGTCGAGTTCACGCACTGGGGCGATGTCCCCGGTGGCACGACGAACCCCGGCGCGATGGGTACCGGCGTGCGCGGGGCCGACTGGCCGCTCGCACAGGCCATGGGGCTCTCATACACCAGCGCCGTCGTGAAGGGCTCGACCTACCGCGAGCCCGCGGTGCAGGGGCGGCGGCAGTACGAAGGGTCTCTGGACCCCGCCAAGGTCTATCAGGCCCGCTCTGATGACCCGTTGCTCGCTCAGGCCCGCCAGCAGGTCGCGGCTCAGTTCGGTCCCCACGAGGGCATCGCGTGGATGCAGTACGCCAAGAACGTGCGCGACATGGGCTACGACGCCATGCAGTACGCGAACGGGCAGCTACGCATCTTCACCCCGCAGGCAGTCCAGCCGGTCTCGACCAGTATCTTCGAGCACGTGCTCCCGACGATGCCGGACAAGATGGTTTACGCCCGCGCGAAGGAGGTGCTGGATCGCCATCTCGCGACCGGTGGGTCTTCGACGTACATCCGGTCCGGCCGGGACGCCGCTGGCACGAGCGCCTACGCGGTCAGTGTGTTTAAACAACGGGAGGTCACACTTCCCGGCAATCCCAACACTGCCGCGCTCGCCCAGTACATCCGTGCTAACGATGACTTGCTGTCGAACGATACCTACCTGCTCGGCACGTGGTACGACGCAGATACGAATCAGACTTACCTCGACATCTCACGCACCACGCCGGATATGCGGACGGCGCTGGGTTACGCTCGCGCGGCCGATCAGAAGGCGATCTTCGACCTGCGCACACTGACCACGATCAACCTCGGCCATCCGCTGTTCGACGTGGCACAGGTTTACAACTCGGAAAATGGCCTGCCGCCGATTCAGGAACTGGAGTACATCCAGATGGACCCGGCGGTTGGCAAACAGATTGCCCGCGCCTACGATCAGCTTCAGGCGCTGAACCGGGATGAGACCGTGAAAGAAGCCTTCGACGCGATGGCGCTCGAAGAAGAACAGATGTTCGCCGCGGTATCGCAGTTCATCAAAATCGAACCTTGGACGAAGGAGGGCCAGCCCTACGATTCTAGCGCCGCTATGCGCGCTGACGTGTTCGGCAACAATCACCTCTGGGTCTTCCAAGGCGGGGAGGCCCATCCGTACCGCACGCCCGAGCAGGTCTTCAAGGGCCGCGCCGTGCATGATCTATTCGCGCATGCCCGCACCGGCTTCGAGTTCGGTCCGACTGGCGAACTTAACGCCACGCGGATGCACGCGCAGATGTATAGTCACGTCGCTCTCCCGGCCCTCGTGGTGGATAACATCGGCCAGAACTCGTGGGTCAACTTCAGCGATGTCAATGAGGGCAAGCCGCAAGGTGAGCGTGAGTTCGCAGCACAGAAGGTGGACTTGCTGCCGGAATCCCTCTGGGGTAAGCTGCTGAGCGATCCCATCAACTCGCGCTCCGCGGCCGATCAACGGACGAATGATGTTCATCGCGCCAAGGGTGAGCAGGTCTTCTCGTACCTCGAACACATCCTTGGTACGCCCCGTGGTTTGACCGTGCAAACGGTGGAAAGTCTCCCGCAAGGCGTCGGCGCGCTGCGTCTCTCGAACGCTAAGGCCATCATCGAACTGGCGCTGAATGCGAAGGACATCATGTCTGTCGCGGGCCATGAGGGTTATCACTACCTCGAAAGCACCACGCTCCCGGCGCGGGACCGCGAGGTCGTGCGGGCCGCGTTCGCTGTCGGCACACCGCTCCACACATCACTGATCGAGAAGACCCGCGCCTACGACAAGGCGAACGGCACCAACATCACGGAGGAGGTCCAGTCGGTCCCGGCGGAAGCCCGCGCCTATGGCTTCGAGTTCTGGAAGCGCGGTGATCTTCAAGCTAAGGGCGTCGTGCAGCGGGTGTTCGAAGCGTTTAAGCAGACATTGGAGCGCATTTCCAACTTCGTCAATGGCCTCGGCTGGACATCCTACGAGGACATCTTCAACGGCATCGAGCGCGGTGACTATGCCCGGCGCGAGCTACAGAACCTGCACTCCGGCACGATGCAGGAGTCGTATGTCTCATCCATCGAGCCCGACGCGATGCCGGGCTCCACGGTTCTGAATCGGAACAAGGACGCCGCCTCACAGGCCAAAGGTCGCCCGGCGTGGATCAAGACGCCGCAGGACCTGAAGAAGATGCGGTCACTCCTCAAGGGGCTGGCAACCGAAGGCGGCGATGCTCGCAACTGGTACCGCCGGTCCGCGCAAGCGATCCTCGCATGGGCCGGTGGCGACAAGGCTAAGGCGGGCAAGATGGCTGCGCTCGTCGCGATGTACTCGCCGCGCACGCCGGTTGGTGAGGACCTAAAGCATGCGGTCCAGCACTACGTGCAATGGGAACGCGGTCAGAAGATCGACGCAGGCGGCTCGCGCCGTCAGGCCGAGTACGGTAGTCGCATTCTTGACGGTACCGGCCACCGTGATTACGCGGACATGTACACTCTCCCCGGCAATCCCGAGACTGCGCCGAAGATCACATCGTTCTTCAAGAACATGATGCTGACCATCGACCCGGTGACCTACAACAGCGAGTCGCAGGACGCCACCATCGACATGTGGATGTCCCATATCTTCGGCTTCGGCTCGAAGGACGGGAAGATTAGCGACGCGAATTATTGGTGGGCCGACGCTGAAGTCAAGCGGCTGGCTAACCAGATGGGGCTCGCGACGGATCAGGTGCAGGCAGCGGTCTGGGTGGCGATCAAGGCCCGCGGCAACATGGTCCGCTCTCTCGCGCGTAAGCAGGGTATCGAGCGTGGTTGGTTCACGCGCGGGCTCGCTCCGGCCAACGAGCGCACGGACCTGCTGGGTAAGGGCGGACGGCCGACGGTCTACAAGCTCAAGCCGAAGCACGAGTTTGATTATATGGTCAACTGGATTCGCCTCGCGCTCAGCGCGCCCTTCAGCCGCGCGAACTTTGACGATGCGAACTATAGCTACGCCGAAGGGTTCCGCGATATCGCTGATGGGTCGCTTCGTTTAAACCGTCTTGACACTCAGTTCGAACTTGACGCCGGTCTGTTCAACGACATCGCTTTCGGCAAAGTGACGCAGGGCGAGATGACGTTCTATTCCCGTGCCGCGTCGTTGGCCGACATCGCCCAGCGCGTCGATGCGGGCGAGCTACCCCGCCAGCAGCTTAACGCCATGTGGGCGGATGCAGTGGATCAGATCGCGACTCCGGCCGATATCCGCGAGAGCTTCGTGAGCAAAGCATCTACGGAACTGACCGGCGCGGTCGGCGGACTCAAGCGATTCTATGCCCAGTATCTCTCCTCGGGGCTGAACCTCGCGCGCCACAGCGCGGGCTACAAGAACGCGTTCAATGTGATGACCGCGTACACCCAGCGGAAGTCGCGCCTGATCGCCGACTCCGTGGAGCGCCAGCTTTCCACATGGACCGGCTCGAAGAAGGGCACCCAGACCGACAAGATCGCGGCCAGCAAGGCGTTGCTCCTCCGCACCGAGAACGCATGGACGACCGGATCGGAAGGATATTTAAACGTGCGTAACAGCCTGACCGAGACGCAGCGCGAGATGTTCGATCAGGCCACCGCCATGATTGGTAACCAGTTGGACGCCGAACTCAAGGCGGACTCGGTTAGCTACCGCAAACTGTTCACCAACGACGAACAGTTCCAGCAATGGTATAGCGAACGATTCGATCAGGTTCAACGCCTGAAGGCAGAGGGCTACTTCCCCGAGCGACGATACGGTGATCACATCGTGCATGGCTATGTCGCCGGGCAGGATGGCAAGCACATCACCGTCTACTACTCGCAGCACGAGCGCGAAGCCGATGCCCGTGGCGAGCTTGCGAACCTCCAGAAGCTCCTGCCGAACGAGGACGTGACCTTCGACTACGGCTATCGCTTCCAGCCGGATTACGATGGCTCGCTCTCCTTCCAGCAGTTCCTCAACATCGCCGGGCGGCATGGGATAAAGCTGACGCAGGCGGAGAAGGAGCGCATCGGCAAGGCGCTCATCGCCGCCGATAGCACTCGTCGTAACCGCATCTTCCGCCGCAAGAACATTGCGGGCTACAGTGAAGACGGGACGCGCGTGCTTGCGGAGTTCGGTGTCACCATGGCGAATAAGATCGCCTACTCGGAACTGGGTGAGGCGATGAATGACGCCGCCAACGGCAAGGAGACCGACGTGAGCTTCACGCCGGATGGTCAGGTCGAGATCAACACGTACAACAATAACGTGTGGCAACTCGACGGCGAGAAAGCGGGCTTCTATCGGAACCTCGTGGACAAGACGCTCGACTTCACGATGGCTCCGAACTCCGGCAACGCGATCTCGCGCGGCATGCGTACTGCCGCATCTGTGTACTTTCTTGGCGGCTCGGCCTCCGCGGCGATGGTCAACATGACCGCGCTCGCGATGAATACGCTCCCGTGGCTCACGCAGCACACGAGCTACAGCGATGCCGCTGCCAAGCTCACCGGGGCCGCGATGATCGCCGGGCGTTCGCTCAGCACGATCCGCGACCTGCCGAAGCTGCTGGACCAAACCATCAAGATGGAAGGCATCGACGAAGTGGACGGTCTGCGCCGGGCGCTTCAGATCGCGACGCAGGACGGCACGGTGCTCGACACGGAAATCTATCAGATCATGGGCCTCTCTCGCGGGCAAGAATACTCGCTCTCCGGCCGCACGCAGAATGCCGTTCGCCTTTGGATGACGCCATTCCGCCTTTCGGAGCAGTTCAACCGCGTGACAGCTTTCATCGCCACATACAAGATCGCTAAGGAGAACAAAGCCACCAACGACGCAGCTTATAGGCTCGCGCAGGATGCGGTGTACTCCACGCACTTCCGCTATGACGAGGCCAACCGTCCGGCGATGGCGCGGGGCCCGGTCGGCTCACTGCTGTTTACGTTCAAGACCTATCCGATCTTCGCCGCAGAACTCATGGCACATCTGTTCCGCGAGAAGCCCCAAGCCGGCGTTTACATGATGCTGAGCTTCGCCCTGATGGCGGGTATCGATGGCCTGCCGTTCTCCGATGACATCGCCGACATCATCGACGTAATCTCCCAGCGCGTCTTCGGCTCGCCGTTCAACACCAAGCGCGCAATGCGCAATGTGCTCAAGCAGGCGAGTGAGTCTATTGTGGGTGCGGACCTGTCGAGCGTCATGCTCCACGGTATCGCGAACGAACTCACAGGACTCAGCTTCTCCAGCCGCGTGGGGCTCGGCAACATGATCCCCGGCACGCGTATCGGCGCGGCCGATGCTGACTACAAGAAGGTCGTGAACGATCTGCTGGGTCCCGTGGGGTCGCTGATCACGAGCGTCGCAGGCGGGCTGGACTCCGTGACGCGTGGCAACTTCGACGAAGCCGCGAAGCAGGCGCTGCCCCTCGCCGCCCGGAACATGATCAAGGGCTGGGAGCAGTTCGAGCGAGGCTACGCGACCGACGTGGGTGGCCGTCGCCTCGTGGACGTGAGCGGACCGGAGGCATTCTGGCAGTCGCTGGGCTTCTCCTCGTCGGCCCTCGCCAATGCTTACACGGCTGACTCCATCGACAAACAGACGCTGGCGTTCTATAATCAAGTGAAGGTTGATTTTTCGAGCGATTTGGCAAAGGCCCTGCGCGAGAAGAATACGGAGAAGGCCGCGGATGTCGCGCACACCATCGCCGAGTGGAACAAGTATTACCCGAACATGCCGATTGCGATTAGCCCGTCATCGATCCGTCGTCAGATTCAGCTTGCTAACCTGCCGCTGAATCAGCGGACCTTACTAACGCTGCCCCGACAGTTGCGTGGTTCGTCGGATGCGGCACTCGGATTGGAGAGGAACTAATGGACAATCAAGACTTCACTATCGAACAGGGATCGACGTTTAATCCGGTGATTCGGTACCCGCAGGCGGTACTTATCTCCAAGCCGCTCACCAACATCACCAAGGCTGGACAGGCGGTGATCACGGTCGCGACGCACGGACTTCAGATCGACTGGCCGGTGTACGTCGTCGGCGTGGTGGGCATGGCGCAGATCAACAACCGCTCGCGTGACCTAACGGTTAGCAGCAAGGCGCGACTCGCGTACTTCGTCGATGCCAACACGCTGCGCTTGCAGCAGGACACGACACGCTATGCGGCGTACATCTCCGGCGGCGAAGTGCTCTACTATCCGCCCGTCGATCTGACGAATTATACCGCTCGCATGCAGATTCGCCCGGACATCAATTCATCCACCATCCTCGTGACTCTTACAGAAGCGAACGGCGGGATCGTGCTCGGCGGCACCAAGGGTACCGTGCAGATTGTTATCGCGGACACTGTGACAGCGGCTTTCACTTTCACAACGGCGGTCTACGATCTGGACCTTACCGATAGCAATGGGGTCGTGACACGACTCCTCCAAGGCGTGATCACCCTCGATTCGGCCGTGACTCGCTAAGGAGAACAACATGACCCAACCTATCACCCATTCCGATATTGCCGCGTCCTTCATAGACGTGGAGGTAAAGAAGCTGCTCGACTCGCTTCTCGTCTTCACCAAAGATCGCACGGCCTTTGGCACCGGCACGGCGAGCCAAGTGCTTACCTCGACCGGTCCGGATAGTTCGCCGACGTGGCAGGATTCGCAAGGCGGCGGGGGCGGAGGATCACAGCCTCTAGCTCAAGTTGTATTCGGCACCGGAACCGGCGTGACGAGCGACTCCGGTTTTACCTATGATCCTAATACCCAGACATTGACCCTTAACGGTACTACACTTGTCACCGCTGGTGGGATTATCGATATCGTTTCGGCTCAAGGCGGTGTCGCGAGGTTACGAGGTCCCGATTCGGGCGCGGCGGAGGGCGGTGTTATCCACGCGGGTTCTGCGATACCCGGTCAAGGCGGCGATGTAAGCATCGCTCCCGGCGTGGGGACCACACCCGGCAATCTCGTGATCACCCTTAGTGGTGAGATGCGGATCAACAGCGATGCCGGTATTGCAGGTCGAGTCCTGACTTCGAACGGCCCCGGCGCTGCGCCGACGTGGACCACAGTTGGTGCGGGCTCGGCTCCGGCTACAGAGATTTTGTTCGGCACTGGTGGAGGGACGACCAGCAACTCCGGATTCACTTTCGATCCCGTAACCGGTGAATTGGGGCTGGTGGATGCTGCTATCGCTTCTATGGTGATAGGCGGTGGAGTCCAGATTAGCACAAGGGACATTGTGGGAGATGGAGATTCGGGGTCCATTTCGTTTGCTACAGGAATCCCCGGGAACACAGGAAATGCTGGGTCCATCGAGTTCATCGCCGGTGTTCCTAACGAGGGCAATGGTGGGGGAGTATTCTTTACAGCTTCCGCCGGGCAAGGTACTGGGGATCACGATGGGGGAATCGTAGAGTTTGAGGCTGGACAAGCGTCTGGTGCGGGTGTTGCAGGACACATTAACTTCAATATCCCTGCCGCCGGTACCCTTCAGATCAACCATGATCCGGGTCTCGCTGGACAGGTACTTACCTCCAACGGCCCCGGCGTTGCGCCGACGTGGCAATAGGGGGCATCATGTCATTCGACATCGACACAGCGAAACAAGTCGGCGGGGCCTGCCTCGCTACCATGGGTGCCATGGTCGGGATCATTTACAAGGGCACCGTCAGCCGTGTGAAGAAGGTCGAGGTTGCCGTCGCGACCAAGGCGGACAATTCCGAATTGCTGCGGCAACGTGACAACGTGGCCGAGCTTTTCCGCGACCAGAAGACGATGAGCAAGGACATGAGCGACGGCTTTCTTTCGCTCACGAACGGCATGCGCGACATGGAACTCCGCATCATCGACAGGATCGACCGTGGCCGCGGATAACGATCTCAGCCCGCTGGAGCGCGTTCAGTCGATGTTCGGATCGCGTGGCGATGGCGTGAGCTATCAGACCAAGCGTGCCCTCATCGAAGCCGGGGAGGGCCCTCCGGGTATCCCGGCACCCGGCGCACCCGTGCAGGGCGTAACCGCGCCTGCGCCGATCACCCCGGCAGCGATCCCCGCTCCGGTCCCCATCGGCGGTCCCAGCCCCTCTCAGGAGCTACTGGAGCGAGTCCGGTCTCAGGGCGCTGCCCGAGGGCAGGAGAACCTACGCCGCATCCTCGAACAGCGGGCCCGTGAGGTACCGAAGCCCGAGGAGCCTGCGCCTCCGGCCGGGGGCCTATACGCGCCCGGCATGACCGGGACGCGAGGGTGAGCAACGTAATCCTGACCCGGCTCGACGGTGGGGATCAGGGCACCTTCGGCCACATCATCACGCCCTCCGGTCTGTTCCTGTACACCGGGGAGCTACCATGGCGCGATAACCGGGAATCAGAGTCGTGCATACCGGACGGGGTGTATAATGTGGTGTGGACGTTCTCGACCCACTTCCGCCGGTTCATGTACCTGCTGGAAGGCACCGACCCGCGCCTCGGGATCAGGATGCACTCCGCGAACTTCATGGGTGACGCGACGCTCGGCTACAAGAAGCAACTGAATGGCTGCATCGCGCTGGGTGAGAAGCTGGGCGTGATGAATGGACAAAAAGCAGTGCTGGTCTCGGTCTCAGCGGTGCGCCGGTTCGAGACGGAGATGGGTCAACGACCATTTAAACTGGAGATCGTGAATGGCTGATGTCAATGGAATGTCGCCGCTAGATCATGTGCGGATGATGCTCGGCATCCAGACCGACGCGGAGGACCAGATGCTCGCGCGCCGGAATGCGGAGGCCATCCGCATGGGCGATGAGGCCGCTCGTGCGCAAGGTCGCACGCCCCCGGCCGTGACCGTGCAGACCACGCCATCGACGCCGAGGGTCACGACGCCGCTCAAGCCCGCGCCGTCCATCGGTGGAGCGCCCATGGACCGCACGACAGCGGGGGTCTTCCAGCAGCAGCGCGAGACCGAGGAGGCTGTGATGAAGGAGTTCCAGAACCTCTACGGACCGCGCGTGCAAGTACAACCGACGAAATAGGAGGGAGCATGGACATCCTTAGCAGCCTGACATCGATCATTACCGGCGGCGCGACCGGTCTTCTGGGCGTCGTGGCGCAACGGGCGTTCGACGCGTGGAACAAGAAGCAGGCGCTTGATCAACTCAAGGCGCAATGGAATCACGACGAGACGATGAAAGACAAGGATGCCGCGATCATGGCAGCGGAGTGGAAGGCACGCACCGCCGTCGCGACGACCGAAGCCGAAGCCGCGAAGGACGTGGCCCAGTCGAACGCGTTCTCTGAGAGCCTGAAGTCGCAGGCGATCATCTACAGCGCGGGCAAGCCGATGGGCCCGGTAGCGACCGGCTTCCTCGTGGCGCTCGACTTCCTGAGCGGGATCGTGCGCCCGGCGCTCACCGTCTACCTGTGCGCGCTCACGACCTACATCTGGCTTCAGGTCCGCGCGCTGATCCACGCTGAACAGACGCTCGACCAGACAACTGTCCTGACGATGTGGAAGACCGTCATCGATACGATCCTGTACCTGACCACGACGTGCGTTCTATGGTGGTTCGGTACCCGCAACAAGCAGTCCCAACCAAACGTAGGAGGCTACAATGTCCGGTAAGAACTTCATCGCGAAAGCGACAGAGAACAAGGGTGGGCTGCACAAGGCCCTCGGCTATGCCATGGGCAAGAAGATTCCCAAGGAAGCCGTCGCTAAGGCCGCGGCACGTGGCGGCAAGGTTGGCAAAGAAGCGAAGCTGGACGAGACCCTGAGCAAGCTGCGCCCGAACAAGTAGCCCTCTGCTATGGCTAAGCCCGGACCCGGACAAACCTGCCTGACTTGTTGGGGGTTCTCTGCGGCAACGGGAGAATGCAGGAGGGTGCCCGCTCGGGAAGTACCGGCGGTCGGAGGAAAGAGACAGGTGGCACTCTATCCTCTTGTATCTAGTGAAGGGTGGTGTGGGGAATGGATTCCCATAGACGGCGGACCTTTTCCGCATCAATAACTGAACGAAGGAGACAACAATGTCACAAGTCACATCGAAGACCCCCGGCCGCGTGATCGCGGAGAACGTCGCTCTCACCGTCCTCGCGACCGGCAACACGGTCATGCTGGACGTGCTGGTCGAAGACATCGATCAGATCGGCGTGGACCTTACCGCCACGACGCAGGCGATGGACGCTTTCTTCATGGAAGGCCGCATGAGCCCGGACGGTGTGTATCAAACTGTGGTCACCTCCACGTGGACGCCGGGTGGCATCCTGCTCGCCTCCAGCGGCAATCTCGCGGTGCTCGGCGCGGGTCAACAGGGCTATGCCCTGATCGACGTGCGCGCCTTCTACAGCGTGCGCTTCCAAGGCTCGAAGGCTGCGGCCGATAGCGCAGCGACTATCCGCGTCTTCGGCAAGGGTCACAAGGTCCTGTAAAAGACAACGGCCCCTCATGGGGGCCGCTGCTTTATCTACGCCGTGGTGCGGTTTTGAACACCCGGCGTTCACCGGACTTGCGGGACTTCTTGCGCGCCGGGCGTCCGCCCAGCTTCTGACGGCGCTGCCGGGCCGTCCACGGGTACCGCGGGTCTTTCTTGTCTTCCGTTCGTTTCGCGCTCATCGCACCCCCTTTCGTTTAAACTGGTGCTCACGGCACGGAATCGAACCTGCGACCTGCCGCTTACAAGGCGGCTGCTCTGCCGACTGAGCTACGCGAGCGAATCTGGTGGAGATGACAGGGATCGAACCTGCGACCCGCTGCTTGCAAAGCAGCCGCTCTCCCAACTGAGCTACATCCCCATTAAGCCGGTGCCCTACCGCAAACCCATTGGCTGTCTCTCGCCGAAGGACTGGGCCGCGCGGCTGGTATCCTGACTCGAAGGGCTCCCCGATGGGGTAGGCCACACCAGTTCGAGCTAGGGCACCTGCTTAATGAGACTGTGGGGTGACGCGGGGAATCGAACCCTCGCTTGCGCGTTCACAGCGCGCCTTGCTGCCACTACACTAGCGTCGCCACCGAACGAGCATCTTACCTGATGCCCTCATCCCCGTCAAGATAAAAAAGAACCGGCAGGCGACTCAGGGGGAGGGGGAGCGGCCTGCCGGTCGCGCTGTACTCCTAGCGCGAAAGGGCAAGTACCAGTATGCCACGATCAGGCCGGGCGGTCCAGATACGGCGTCTGGAGCATGATCACCGCCTTGGGGATCAGGTAGCCCACGTTCGGGCACAGCCACTCGTTTAAATATACACCGTGCGTGCTCTGGACAGAGTGCCAGCGTTGGTCCTCGCCCGCGTCGTTCTGCCGGGGTAGGAGGGGCAAGCATCCGGCCGCATCGACCGGCAAGCGAACCGCGTACCAGTAGACCTCATCCCCGACGCAGTAGCGCGAGTCGGCGGCGACCCGGACGCCGGATGGGAACCGCTGGTACTCGACGAACACCATGTCGTCCTTGTTGAGTCTGATCAGCGTCTCCTCGGCGAACTCGCGCATGGCCGCGCCGACCGGCGACTCGCCGATCTCTATCTTCCCGCCGATCCCGTTCCATTTGCCGTTAAGGTGCGGCAGCTTCTTGGTGTCCTTCTTGACGAGCGCGACGAACTGATCGTTGTAGCTGAATGCGAACGTGCCGACGAATTTCATTCTCCCTCCTTGGTGAGTAGCTCCACTGCGCCGCCCAGCGCCGGGTTCTTCGCGTCGAACTTCCAGACCCGCGTCTGGCCCCCTTGGAACTGGGTGCCGCGCCCGAGTGTGATCTTGTGCTCGATGTCGCCCCGGACCATGATCCCGTCTTTCATCAGGTCCTGCTTGATCTGGTGCGGGTTAAGCTGGTTCTTGTTGAGCCAGTTGCGCATGAGGGACTGACTGACCGCGAGTATCCCTGTGGACTGGTTGTATTCGATGCCGAGCTTACCATGCGCCGCGGGCTGCTTCACGACCGCCACGATGCCGCTGTTCTCCATGATCACCAGCCGATCTGCGAGGTGCGCGTTGAGGAACAGGGACAGAGCTTCGACCGCGCCGAGCTTGCTATCGGTGACCACGCCCCGCTGATGGGCGATTTGCTCGCGGGCCCACGTCCAGAGTCGCTGATAGGTGGCGTTCGTGTCTTCCAGCTTTAGCGCGCCCGATGCGTCCGCGCACCAGAGACCGTAGAGCACGGCCGCGACGAGCGCGTACCAGAAACGCTCCTTGCCCTCGAAGCCGACCTGCTGGGCGAAGTCGTCGGATAGCTTGCGCAGACCTTGCTTCATATCGGACTCGCTAAGCTGCACGAGGTACTTGATGTACTTCTCTCCGGCTGTGCCGTAGTTGGCGTCGAGCACGTCGTAGATGCCCGACATCTCGGCCTCGAACCACGAGTGTTTGCGCACCGTGTACTCGAACAGCCGGACAAGCTCGGCCTCGGGATCGACCTTGGCTTCCATCAGGCGACCGACCATGCTGCGGTTGCCGGAGGTGAGGACGATGGTGCTCCACTCCGCCGCCTCGCGGACGGTCGAGTCGGAGCGCAGGCGCGTGCGCCCGACGCCCTGACTGATCTGGTACATCAACTCGCTCACGTCCTCGGCGGGGATGTTCGTGGTCTCGTCGAGGTAGACCGGCAGGTTGGAGAGCATCCCCATGCGCTCGATGCGTGCGTTGAAGGTGTCGTTCTTCCCAGCCTTGAACGGGTCGAAGCTGCCGTAGATCGACGCCATCGCGCGTGCGCACAGGGTCTTCCCCGCGTTGGTCTCGCCCAGCATCGAGGCAATGATCCCGCCGTGTCCGGTAAGTTTAAACAGCGGAGCGCCGAAGCCGATCAGAATGCTGAACAGATGGGCCTCCAGACCCACGCGGTCGAACTTGCGGATCGCGTCCTGCCAGTCCGCATGCGCGCCGCGGGCGTGGAAGCTGTTGACGATCTTCGTGCTGACAGTCGCGCTAACTCCCGCCGGATAGGTGCCCTTGGGCGTGTAGAGCTTCGTGCCAAGGAGGAACTGTTGGGGCTCGGGAAGCCAGCCCATCTTGGTGTGAAGCTGCTTGATCTTCGTCTGGTCCTGAAGCTGCCGGAGGTACGCGTCCATATAGGCCACCATGTATTTGCCGTTCTCGGGGTTCACGAAGTTGTTGCGCATGCGCCCGAGAAAATCGCGCTGCGATTCGAAGTGCTGGAGCGGAATGGTGAACTGCTTCCAGTCCTCTTTGGGCAACCAGTGGCGCACGCCGACCGATCCCTCATTCTTCCCCGCGTCGTTAATGATCTCATACGGGTACAGATCGTAAGGGTAGAAGCGCACTGGCACGCCCTGATCGATTTCGATGTAAAGCCCGGACTGGTCAGCGCTTCCGCGTTTAAACGGATGCGGGGGATTCGGCAGGGTGATCTCGGTCTCAGCGCCATCGACGACCTGCTTGATCTTCGGCGCGGGTGCCTCCTCCAGTACGGTGCCAAGCTGGAGCGGCGTGGTGATCTTCCCGGCGAACGGGCAGTTCTTGCAACCGTCCGGGTTCGTGCTCGCGAACGTGGCGCACAGCGTCGGGCCCATGTCGCGGACCTGCGCGAGCTTCTGGTCCGTCTGGTCCGGAGAATACCCGGCGTGCACCTTGCTCCATTCGTGGGCCAGCTTCTCGCCCTCGATGGTATGCGGCATGATCTGGAGCGCGCGGTACCAATGGGGCTCGCTGATGCCGCCGGTCTCCTTGAACAACTTGATCTGCTGGCAGCGGTCCGCGACCTTGATCGCCGACACCTTCTGGTAACCGCCGACCGGCACGATCATGTCGGACGGGTTCACCTTCAGCGTGTCGCTCTTGTCGGTGTCCACCGCGTCGAGCTTGTTAGCCTTGAGCGCAGAGAGGATGGTGCCATGGAATACGAGCGGGTCGATCAGCGTCACAGCCTGACCGGCGAGCGGCAGGAGAGTGCGGACGGGCGACGAGGCCGCGACTCCGTTCTTGATCTTCCGGTTCGAGGTGCCGACCGGCCGGAGCACGCTGGCTTCATCCGCGGTCCGCGAGGGATCGGTGAGCATGTGCAGGCCGTTCGTTAGCTCCTTCAACTGTACGGCTGTCGCCTTCCACTGACCCGGCAGCACCGCGGAGGTGAGCGGCCAGTAGACGTGTATGCCGTAGCCAGACGACACGACCACCGGCCGGGGCAGGCCGGTCTGGATCAGGAACTGATTGAGCGCCATGAGCGCGGCCTTTTGATCCGGGTACTTCGCAGCCTTGCCGGGCTCGATCTCGCCTACGTCCAGATCGAGCCAGAATGATTTGACGAGCTTAACATTCTCCTTGATGCGGTAGGAGCGCACGAGCTTCATCTCGCCCTTGGACTCCTTGGGCCGGTCCACGTACTCCTCGCGATACCCGGAGCACGCGTAGTAGATGTTGTCGGCCGTGTTGCTTTCGAGGAAGGCGATGCGGTGCGCCATCTCCTCCAGCGTGCGGCAGGCGGTGTGAGCGAAGCCCTTGCCGCCCGGAGTAGGCGTGGCGACGAAGTACCAGCAGTCGCCCGGCAGGATCGCTGTCAGGAATTCGATGGTCTGCACGTAGCCGCCGTTACTTCGGAGCCGTGAGGGAGTGCAGTCGTTGGGCGATCTTCAGTAGGAAGCTCGCGCGCTGCTCCTTGGTGGCGCTCGCCGGGAACGGCAGCACGCCCTTGGTGATGGCAGCTTCGAGGGCGTCGGTGTACTTCTCCGCCCGCGTCGCGAGTGTCTGTTGGTGCGGGGCCTTCTCCCGCCATATATAAAGCGCCTGCCGGGAGACGCCGTAGAGGGAGGTTAGCTCCTTCTGCGTCAAGCCAGAGCCGTCCATTACCTTGCAGAACTTGGTGCAGTTGAACATTGATCCCCCGAGAAAAGAGCAGGCCCCGCACCCGGAGTGCAGACGGGCCTGCTTGAGTCAACTACTTCGCTGTCGGCGTGTTCATGGCTTGGCTGAGCAGGGCGTCCAGATCGGAGCCCAGTCCAGCGCCAGCCACCGGAGCCGCTGCTGCGGGGGCCGCGGACGGAGCCGGGGCGGGAGCAGGCGCGGTCGGGGTTGCCGGGGCCGCGGGCGTCGGCGGAGTAACTGCCTTCGCCGGTCGGCCGCGTTTGGGTGCCGCTACGACGCCCGATGCGTCCTTGCCGGTCAGGGCCTTGTAGGTCGCCTTGCCGGGCTCGGAGTCGATCCCGCCTGCCGCATCCACCGCCAGCTTGACGTGAGGCGGCTGACCTTCGAACGGATCGACCGGCTTGGGTGCCGGTTGCTCGGCCACGCTCTTGCCCGTCAGGGCCTTGTAGACCTGTTGGCCTGCCGGGCTGTCGGGACCGCCAGCGCCGTCCACAGC